CTTTGCCCGCCCGCGTGCGCTGGAGCTCGTTCTGCACCCAGTGGGCGTGCAGCGGCATGTCCCCGCACTCGCCGACCGCCCAGTCCGAGGCGGTCAGCAGCACGTCGTGCAGCACGTCGTCCTGCACGCTGGCGATGCCGCCCGGCACCAGGTTGTCGACGTCGAGCCAGGTGGGGTAGGCCTTGAACATCGCCGGGGTGACGTAGGGCCGCGAGAGCGCGGCGGAGGCCGGCGGGACGAGCACCGGTACCGTCATCGCCTGCCTCCCCTCTCGCTACGCGGCCTGCGTCGCAGGCCTAGGGCTGGCCGCCTTCTTCGGCGCCGCAACCTTGCCCGACCTAGGCGCCGGGGCCTTCGCCGCCGGCTTCCTGGCCGCCGCCGGCTTCCGCTTGGCCTTGGCCGGCGCCTTGGCCCTGGCCTTGGCCTTGCGCTTGATCAGCGCCAGCAGGCGCTCCAGCGGCGTCATCGCCGTCTCCCTTCGGCTTGTGCGCGGCGCACAGCCCGTCCGCGCCCGGCGTGCCCTTGCACGGCTCGCCCGCCTTGGTCGTCTCGCTGCACGCCGCGGCGGGCTCGGCGATGACGTCGCCCAGCCGCCAGGCGCCGTGCGCGCAGGCGAGCTGCATGTCCGGGTCGCCGGTGCCGACGAACGGCCCGGGGTGGCCCGCCCGCGCGTTCTCCGCGAGCGCGGCCAGCTGGGGCGGCGCCGGGAAGCAGATCCCGCACGGGTCAGCGCTCACGGTCGGCCTCCCCGCCGCACCGGCTGCACTTGCGGACGAACGGCCGGAAGCCGCACGCGCACCGGAAGCCGAGCCGCCGGCGGGTGGTGCCGCTCAGCGACGCCATCGCGCCGCCGAGCTTCACCACCGCCCTCGCGTCCCCCGGGGTCATGTCGAACACCTGTCCGGGCATGTTGCCGCCGTAGCGGCGCCCGGACAGGCCGTCGACCTGCGCGATGTTCTCGCTCAGGATGACCTTGGTCAACGGACCACCCAGGTGATCGTCGGGTGCGCCGCCGCGTCGCCGTGCCCGTAGCCGAGCACCGCGACGCCCTGGATGGTGTTCGGCGTCCCCGGCGGCGTGGTGACGTGGTCGCTGGTCTTGCCGCGGCTCATGCCTGCAGCCCGACCATCGCGCCCGACCAGGCCGGGGCGTACGGCACGAACGTCCCCAGCTGGTAGGTGCTGAAGTCGTACGTGAACTGGATGTCCGGCCAGTCGTAGCCCATGTAGTCGACCACGTTGTTGACCGCGAACGGGTTGCTGACCTCCGAGTCCGGCACCGGCAGCGACTTCGACCAGGCGAAGCTCGTGCCGATCGGCATGAACGGGTGGACCTCGAGGTCGACCGCCTTGCCGGTCGTCTGGTTCACCATGCCGGTCACGACCGAGCCCATCTGCACGCCGGACACCTGGTCCTGCGACAGCTGGATGCGGTAGCCGCCCGCGCTGCCGGTGGCGCCGGAGTTGCCGCCGCGCTCGACGAACGTGCCGAGCGCCGAGCGGATCACGCCGTCGACGTAGACGACGTCGGGGTCGGCGAGCAGCTTCTGCCCGTAGGACGTCGCCACGCCGCTCTGCCCGTAGTTGCCCGGCTGGACGCCCGCCCCGTACAGGGCCTTGAACATCGTCTGCCAGGGGATGTCGCCCTGCGGCACCACGCCGCTGGCCTGACCGATGCCGGCGATGGAGTTGACGACGTTCGCGGCGGTGGAGTTGGAGATGTAGGTGGCCACGTAGCCGGACAGCGCCGGGTTGAGCAGGACGGTCAGGAACCCGTCGTAGCCGTTGACGTTCGCCGAGCTGTCGGCCGCGTTGTACGGCAGCGTGCCGCTGGTGGTGCTGTAGGAGGTCAGCACCGTGCCGGACGCGAGCGCCGCCGGGGTGCCCGCCGCGACGAACCCCTGGTAGAAGAAGCTGCCGGTCGACGCAGTGAAGACGTACACGTTCCAGCCGGTCGCGCCGGACGGCAGCGTCGGCCAGGCCGTGATCGTCAGCGTGCCGGTGCTGGTGATCGCCGTGGTGGTGACGATGTTCGACGGCGCGGACTCGCCCCAGCCGCCCACCGCGGTGACGAACACGCTGTAGGTGCCCGCCGCGATCGTCCCGCCGGTGCTGGCCGAGGACGCGGTGAGGCCGGTCGGCGCCGTGATCGGGCCGACGTACCCGTTGGCCGACGGGCCGCGCGAGTACAGCAGCGCCTTCTCCTCGCCGAGCATGTGCGCCCACAGCGTCGAGGTGTGGCTCAGCTGCCTGATGTCCTCGAAGCCCTGGCCGATGTACTGCGACTTCCACGACACCGAGTCCGACAGCGACAGCTCGGTGTAGTTGACGGTCTTGCTGTCGGCCGCGTAGTTGATCTTCTGGCCGCGCCGCAGCTGCACGCCGCCGGTGCTGGCGGTCACGCCGCCGGTCGTGTTCGCCTGGCCGCCGAACGAGGGCAGCGCGATCGACTGCGACGCCGGGTACTCCGAGTTGAGGAACGGCGCCTGGTCGGCGACGCCGCCGACGTTCGAGTTCGTCCAGCCGAGGATGCGGCGGAACTGCAGCGCCGAGCCCTTGCCGGTGTTGTCGCGGGGCACCGCGTTCCGCAGCGGCGTGGCGCGCGGCACCAGGATCTTCGCCGACGGCTCCAGGTTGTACGGGGCCAGCTGCGTGTTGTACCCGCCGGTCTCCGGGAACGCCTGGTTCCAGTCCTTCGCGACCAGCTCGCGCATGTCGTCGAGCCCGGCGCGCATCGCCGTGACCTGGTCCTCGGGCAGCGTCTTGGACAGCTGCTCGATCATCTCCATGCGGCGCTCGTGCTGCGCCCTCGTCGGCGCGGCGCCCTTCCTGATGCCCTCGCCCCGGACGAAGTGGACGCCGCCGGCGTCGTGCTCGGAGTGCGCGTCGCGCAGCGCCGACTTGTACAGCTCGAACTGCTCGGTTACCTGGGTGCCCTGGTGGTCGGGGCGGATCGCGCCGCCGCCGCGGTAGTGGCCGCGGTGGCCGCCGAAAAGCTCTGCGGTGCTGGGCATGTGCATCCCTCACGGAAGGTGGGCCTGCCCGGCACGGGGGTCTACGCGGTGAGCGCTGGCGTGACCTTGGCCCGTTCCTGGGCGGCGAGCTGACGGTAAGAGTCCGCCTGCGACGGGTCAGACACGCGGTCTGCCCATTCGTCGTAGTAGCGGGCCTTGGCGAGGCACACGTCGTTCGCGTCCGGGGCCGTCGTGGCCGTGACGCGGGTGAGCATGGGCCCGCCTGGTACCGGTGTCGCCTTCACCTTTGCCAGCTCTTCCGCGAGCGCCTTGCGGCTCTCCTCTGCGGTTGCGAGGGCCTTCGTGAGACTTGCGACTTCCTCGACGGCCTTCGCGAGCTGGCCGTCGGTTCCGTGATCAGTATCCTTCCGCCCCTTCCTTCGCAATCTGGCTCTTGGCGGCGTCGGCCGTGTCGCCGTCGAGCGGGTTCTTGACGCCGAGCTCCTTCGCCCGGCGGGTGATCAGCCGCTTGGCGCCCTCGACGTCGCCGTGGCCGCTCTGGGCGAGGATGGCGGCGCTCTTGAGATCCTCTTCGTCGGCGATCGGGTAGCTGCCGTCGCTGAGCGCGTTGCCCTGGTCGGCGAGCTTCTTCCGGTCGGCCGCGTTGTGCTTCTCCTTGGCGAAACCACCGAACTGGTACGACCAGATACGGGGCTCGGCCGCGTCGATCACGCTCTGGCCGACCGGCTGCGGCGGGACCGGCTGCAACGGCGCCGCCGACTGCATCAGCGCCGTCGCCGGCATGACCGACCCGGCCGCGACCGACTCCTCGCCGGTCCGCCACGTCCACATCATCTCCGCAGCGCAGGCCAGCTGCATGATGTCGCTGATCTCGCCCGTGTTGCCGGCCTTCAGCTCCTGCGCCTCGCCGATGATCAGGTCGGCGATCTGCTCGATGACCGCGGTTCCGCCGGCGATGTCCGGCGACTCGTCGACCTTGCGGCCGACGATCGCCTTGACGACCGACTTGGCGGCCAGCGTCTTCGCCTTCGCGGGCGTGACCTTGCCCGTGGCGCCGCAGTCGGGGCAGTCGGTGCTGTTACCGCGCATCTTGCCGTCGCCCTTGCAGGTGGGGCAGTCCACGGCGTCTGCGGCCTTGGCGGCGGGCGCGTCGGGCAGCTTCGCCCCGCAGCCCTCGCACTCGTCGCCCTGGTGGTCGGCGTCGTAAGTCTTGTCGCACTTGGGGCAGTCCCGCGCGCCCTTGGCGACGGGCTCGGCCGCAGCCTTCATGATCAGCACCGGGAAGCCGTTGGCCGGGTTGTCGACGGCGTCGATCCGGGTGACGTCCAGCTTCTTCAGTTCGGTGATCGGCACGTCCATGTCAGCTCCTCAGGCTTGCTATCTGGTCGGGCGTCGCCACGCCGCGCTCCGCGCCGCCCTGCGCGGACATGCCGCCGCGCTTTCCGCTGGTGAACTTCTCCCACTCGGCGGGAGTCCAGATGGTGCCGACGAGCCAGTCGCCGGCCTTGATCGCGACGTCCGCCCCGTTGGCTGCCTTGACCACCCAGTCGGGCCCTCGGTACACGTACGACTCGACCATTTCGCCGCTGCCGTCGGTTCCGTCTGCATGATCCGCGCCGACAGCGCGGTGCTTGCGCATGTAGTTCCACGCGGCGTCCTCGACGGCGGCCTTGCTGGCGAAATCGCGGTGGCCATCTTGGGCTACTGCCACATCGGCCTTGTCGGCCGGGTAGGCGACGCACAGCGTGTAGCGGCGCTCCGGCTCCGACTTGACGACGTAGCCCTTGACGGTGCTCTCGTCCCAGGTGGCAGCCTTGGCCGCGTCCGTCTCGACGGTGACCGTGCCATCGGGCGTGACTGTGGTCTTCATCAGATGAACTCCGTTTCCGGTACGACGGCCCACGCGATCGAGTCCTGCCGGAATTCCTTGCGGATCTCCGTGCAGACCTCGCGCGCCTCGGAAAGCTCGGCCGAGCCGGGCGTGAACTCGAGGCACCAGCAGGCGTTCTGCCATGCCGCCATCGGGTCGGAGAACCACTCGCCGTGCGCGCGGACGGCCAGCGGCTTGATCCTTGCCAGCATGGCGATGACGTAGTTGTGCCACTCGGCCTGCGTCAGCTTGTCGTCGCTGTTGCCGATGCTGATGTAGACGATCATTTGGCCTCTTTGGCTTCCTCGTGCTGCCGCAGCGCCTCTCGCTGCTGGGCTATGGCGTGCGGCCCGTGGTGCTTCGCCCACCATGCGGCCAACTTCCGCCCGATGTGATCGCGGGCGATGAACGCCAGCACCGTGCCGCCGACGTCCACGACCACGTTTCCCCCGGCGCCCCAGGTGCCCGCCCCGAACAGGTCGGCCAGGATCCTCACGGCGCACCTGCCAGCACGGGCAGCTCCGCGCATCGGCAGCGCGGGTGCAGCGGCACCAGCGGCGGCGATCCCAGCGGGTGCGCGCCCAGCTTCTCCGCCGCGTCGCACACCGGGCAGACCTTGTCGTCCTCCGCCGTCGAGATCTCGACCTCGGCCCGCCCGGTCTCCGCGTACACCTGCCGCGCCGCGCTCGCCTGCGCCCTGGCGATCTCCGCCTGCGCCACCAGCTCGGCCCGGTCCGGGTTGTCCAGCACCGCCTTGAGCCGCTCCGCGAGGTCGCCGACGGACAGGAACGGCGGCAGCGGCCCCGTCGGCGAGCGGGTGATCTCATCCGACCGCAGCGTGTCCTCGAGCACCTGCGACAGCTCCTCGAGGCGGCTGTCGGCGATCGACTTGATGCGGATCCCCGCCTCGTCGAGCAGCTGCCGCAGGCCCGGCCCGGCGATCTGCTCGGCCGCCGCGTAGTCGCCCGGCGTCCACGATCCCCAGTCGACGTCGGCGAGCCCGTCCACGGCGGCCAGGGCGGAGCGGTTGCCCAGCACCCAGCCCTCCGTGGCCATCCGGGCGAGCACGGGCCGCAGCGCGTTCATGATGGCCTGCCCCGCTCGGGCCAGGAACGCGCTCAGGGCCGCAGGGACCGCCTTGGTGACATCGGCCGGGTGCAGCAGCCGCCAGCCCTCGGCCAGCTTCCCCGCGTCCACGGAGCCCGTCACGGCCTCGCGCACCAGCGGCGCGTAGACGGCCACTAGCTCGAGGTCCCTCTGCCAGCCGGGCCAGGCCCGCTTAGCGCTTTTGGGCCGGGTTCAGCCGCCTTGAAGACCACGCGCGAGTCGGCGGCCAGGTGCGGCGCGTCGGCCGCCGTCAGCGCCTTGCAGTCGAACGGGCGCGGCGGCGACGGGTGGCGGGCGAGCCACTTGCGCAGCGCGGCCAGCTCGAGCGACTTCGCCGCCGGGCTGCCCTTGCCGTCCTGCTCGTCGGTATCGTCCTGCTCGTCGGCATCATCAGGCTGACCGACCTGGCCGCCGGGCGGCGCGCCCCCTGGGGGCGGCGCCTGCGCGGGGCTGACCAGCGTCCCCGGCGGCGCCGTCGCGCTCGCGCCCTCGATGAACACCATGCCGCGCGTCGTCAGCAGCACCGGCATGTCGGCCTCAGCGAAGCTGTACGGCGGCTCCCCGCGCGTCGCCCGGTCCTCGTTCAGCGTCATCCGCCCGTTCTGGAGCCGCGCCAGCGCCACCGCGTCCGCCGCCGCCTCGTCCTCCGACTCCAGGCCGAGGATCTGCACCTTCAGCGTCTGCGGCATGCCCAGCTCGCGGATCGCCAGCTTCGTCGCGTACCGGGCCAGCCACTTCGCGTCCGGCTGGCGGATGTTCCGCTCGAGGATGTCGGACTCGCCCTCGTGGAAGCTCGCGCCGAGCGCGCCGGCCTCGGTGAAGCCGACCTCGCTGGCGGGCAGGCCGAAGTCGCCCGTCACCAGCTTGATCAGGAACATGTCGTAGTCCGGCCGGTACTTCTCCGCCACCTCCTCGCCCTGCACGAACTTGACGCCGCCGGGCAGCAGCGGCCAGCGGTGCCGCTCGGCCGTGTTGCCGGACAGGTGGTCGTTCAGCGCCCGCGACCAGTCCGCCCACTGGGTCGGCGTCCAGTCGTTCGGCTCGGTCTCCAGCAGGCCGACCGGCATGACGCCCTCGGTGTACTCCGCCATCATCCAGCCCATGCGCCGCATCCACAGCAGCCCGTCCAGCAGCGCTATCTCGGTCGGGCTCATGCCGTACGGCGACTCCGACCGCCACACCGACTTGCGGTAGTACAGGGTGTCGCCCGGGTAGCCGCCGGGCACCAGCGGCCGGCCGGTCGTCGGGTCGATCATGCCCGGGTCGACCGTCGCCGTGAACTCGCCGCGGGGGAAGCCGTACATGATCTGCTGGAACGCCGGGTACGGGGCCATCGGCCGGCCGCCGTACTCGTCCAGCAGCGGCTTGATGGTGCGCCCGTCGATGATCTCCAGGGCGAACAGGTCGCCGCCGTAGGTCTTCCTGGGGTAGACGACGGCGGCGTCGTACTTCATCCGGTTTTCCATCAGGAGCGACGCCCAGTCCGGCCACTCCATGTCGTTCTTGCGGTCCGGCACGCGCAGCCAGTCGGTCACCCGGGCGATGTCCCCGAGGTACTTCTGCCGCAGCTCCGACTCGACGTCCTTCTTCGCCGCCCCGCTCAGCATCGACTCCATCGCGACGGCCACCGGGTCGACGGTGACGACGTAGTCCAGCTCGCACACCGACTTGCGGCGCTCGATGCACTTGCGGAACAGCGGCATGTCGGCGGCCCTGCGCAAGACGTCCCACGGCACGTGCCAGGCGTCGTCGATCTGCAGGTTCCAGCTGACCGGGTACTCCCACAGCCGCGGCTCCGGGCGGCCGGAGTCGTCGCGGGGGACGTTGATCGGCGCGGGCGGCAGGCGGCGGCCGGGGCCGAACGGCGACGTCTCCCAGTACGGCGAGTCGGGCATCTGGTTCGCCCGCGCGTTCCCGGCGGACAGGCGCTGCTGGGCTTCCAGCATCTGCGCGACCTGCGCGGTGGTGTAGGTGACGCCGCCGGGCGACTGGCGGAACGCCGGCGCGGCCTTGACGGCCCGGCCCCGGCCGCGCTTGCTCACCCGCTACTCCGCGCCGAGAACGCGGGTCTTCGCCTTGCGGCGCAGCCTGCGGGCCTGGCGCGGGGTCACGCGCTCGGCGGTGCCGTTCTGGGCGAGGTAGTCGGCCAGGCGGGCCAGCCAGGGCTTACGGGACGGCTTG